AGGGCTTGAAGAAAAAAAATAAACAAGGACTTACACCTCGTCAATTGGAGGTGTATAATCTCATTAAGGATTATATTAAAGCGAATGGGTTTGCCCCGTCGTATGAAGAGATAAAACAGCTTATGGGCTCGAGGTCCAAGGCTCATGTGCATGCATTTGTGCATCAATTAATCAACAGAGGATGGATAGGAAGAGGAAATGGCAGGAATCGGTCAATTTTTATTTTGTAATGTGTCACCTATAGTGGTATATTTGCTAAAAAGTTTTTTTTATTTTGTTACCGGGATCAAAACTGGTGCCACAGTGACACAATTGACGATTAATTCTTGTAAATCAATGAGTTATTATGTGTCACCTATGTGTCACTACTCTAGACAACGCAAGGCACTTTTTTGTTTTTTAGATAATAAAATGAGTAAAAACTCAACTATACTGCGGGGTATAGCATGGTAGATAAGAGATTGAGTAGTGCCACAAGTGGTGCCACAAATATGGCAAAAAAGTATCCAATTCGTAATGACGGATTGACAGATAAACAACGTGTGTTTGTAAAGATATATGCTGAGAATGAAGGTAGGTTGACGCCAACGGAGTGTGCAAGACAAGCTGGATATAAAGAGGATAGAGCTAATACAACTGCATCTGAACTATTAAATGGTAAAAGATTCCCAAGAGTAGTAGAAGCTGTAATTGCGCGCAGAGCTGAAATTGAAAAGACACACGAGGTAAAATTAAATAAACATGTACAAGAATTGGCTAGACTGCGTGAGAAGTCTTTGTCTGAAAAGTCTTATAGTGCTGCTGTTAATGCTGAGCGGTTGCGGGGGCAGGCTGCAGGATTGTACATCGATAGAAAAGAAATCAGAACGGGTTCTATTGACTCTATGTCTAGAGACGACGTTTTAAAACAATTAAAAGAGTTAGGATTAACAGGTGAGTTTAAAGAAGAAGGAAATAAAACTATCATTTCGGTCGAAGAGAAATCCAATAGCGAAGGACCTAAAGACATCACGCCAGTGGAGTCAGAAGATAGTGAAAAACAAGAAAAAGTATGACCGTAAAACCGGAAACGACTTTTTGGAAGAGTGTAAAGACATTATTAGAGGGTGGTGATTACATTGTTTCACGCCTTGAAAGTTACGTTACGCCAGGATTCCCAGATTGTTTAATATTTCATAAAGATGTAGGTTTTTTTACATTAGAATTAAAGGTCGTCCAAAGTAGTAATAAAGTATTACTATCACCATTCCAAATTGCCTGGAATATGCGTCATGCGTTGGCTGGATCCCAGTCTTATATCCTGGTTAGCTTGCCTGTCAGTGGCACGGTCAAATTGTTTCACGGCTGTAAAACCAAGGACCTCGGCGCAAACAACGTGTTTTCTGTGCCCGGGTTATATGAAGGAAGGCTCGTGGACCTAGATCTTGTCAAGCTCTTAAACTCCCAAACTCCCTCTTAACTGTTAATAACCTGTGGATAACTTTCCGCGGTCCGGGCGCCCGGCGCGCGATCCTTTTCCCTGTCAAGTCAAACTCCCGGAAGTCTGCCATTTTCCGTGGAGCTCGCATCACGCTGCTGGTTCCCGGGACCTGGCTGCAGAGTTCTGAAACTCCCAAACTCCCAGAAGTCTGCCATTTTTGTGATGACCCTGAGCTGCAGCCCCAGCTGCCGGGCGCGCCGGGAGTTTACCAGTCGGGTAGCTGTCCAAGTTCCGTGAAGCTCGAAAAAGTTATCCACAATTAGTTTGAACTAGCTATATACTTCGTGATTCGTAAATGTTATACTAAGGGCAGAAATAGATTGGAGTTACTATGGATAAAGACTTAATACATGTATTAGATAAGATTGCTAATGCATTAGAAGAAAACACTACTATATTAAATAGGATTGCAGATCATTATGATGGGGTTGTTCCTGTTATGACACGCAACGCAAATCGTGTGGAGAAAGCACACATAGAAGTTGAGGCAGATCCTCGAAGTCCTTTAGACAAAATGTATGGCTCGTTATTTGGTGACAAAGATCCAGAAACAACGAATTAACCCATAGGTTTGGGGAGCTCAAACTCCCCAAACTCCCACTGTTAATATCCTGTGGATAACCTGTGGATAAGTGGCCGGGCGCGCTGCGCGCTCCGCAAACTCCTGTCAAGTCTGAAACTCTCAAACTCCCGGAAGTCTGCCATTTGTTGGCCGGGATCCAGGATGCCAGTCAGTTACCCGGCGCGCGATCCCGTTAACCTTCGGTATAAAAGGTAGAATTTCTGCCATTTTATTTTGCCCGGGGTCTTGACGCTACCAGCATGCGTATGTTATACAATTGAAGAGACTATAGAAAGAGAAGGAAAAATGCCGTTTTTATTACTACTTATACCCCTGAAACTCCTGTTGATCATACTGGTCCTGCAGCAGCTCCTGCATCTCTGATGTGACCAGGGCCCAGCTCCTGCAGCTGCGTCAAACTCCCAAACTCCTTGAAGACTGCGAAGTTGGATTCGTGATTTGTGAGCTCTCTGACGCACCGGGCGCGCCGGGCATGAAAGTTGCGAGATGTCAAATACTTGGAAAGTTGTCCACAAGAATTTGGAAGATAGGGTTGTGATGGATTACATTTGATGATATAATGATGTCATTGGTTGTTAAAACGGTTTACCTAGTGATATCCCAACCAACATGAGGCAAGATAAACGGAGTTATTCGGCTCTTGCCTCAAACTCCTAAACTCCCCCAAACTCTTAAACTCCATTCAATTATGATTCGTGTCCAGCCCGGGCAGCAGGTAAAGGTACTTCAGGGTACGCTGGAATTTGGACATAAAAAAAGGGGGATATAATATCCCCCTTTGTCGTGGTTTATAAGTGGACTACAATACTTATTCCACTAGACCTAATCTTTTGACTAGGTATCCAATATCACCTTGCATATGCTTGATTAATTCTAAACCCCCATTGTTTCTATTTTGACTTGCCCATTCAACTATTGAATTGCAAAGTACACCACAAATTAGTTTCCAATCAGCACTAGAGGTCATTGGAACTTTTACGTCAGCCAACTTATCAAGGTTGCCTAATTCTTTCTCTAACTTTAAATGGTCAATCATCTCTTTTAATAAAGGTGATATGTCAGTACCATTTGAAGTTATCATTGGTAAATTATCAGTCATAGTAGTCCTTAAAAGTAATAGTTTGAACACTTATCCATCATGGCACAAAGTGTTATAGTAAAGAAATATATGGCGAATAACATCGCCACATATATTGAAAACTCAAATATTAATAATGATACAAGCTTTACTCTTTCAAGTAATCTAAACATCTTGACCATTAATCTTGATTACAGTTAATGGGTTAATGTTAGCCCATTTTCTGTGTTGCGGTAATAAGCCATTACCAACTCTAAATGCTAGAACATAATCATTATGTTCTTTAACATTGGTTGGTATTGGATTGTTAGTATGTCTCCAAGCATAACCACCAAGAATACCTCTCTTAACTTTAGAGATAGTTCCAGCATTATTACGCCATTCGCAAGAGAAGAAACCCATTCCAACTTTGCGTTTGAATTCTTCTTTAGTCATAGTAGTCCTTTCTATTTCTATCTACCTTGTATCATGGCTAGATATGATAGTATATAGTTAATTAAATTAATTGTGGATATCCTGTGGATAAGTCGCCCGGGATATAGTATGCTCGTGCGTGTGTGTACTACTAGATGTAGGGGTGCGACAATTTGTCGCGCGGCAATTTGCCGCCCGGGCTCTGCGCTCGCAAGCATGCTCGCGCCCGCTCGCGAACTCGTCAGCATCCGCAAAGTCTGTGGGGTATCCCCCCCTTTTCAACTTGGGACTCTTTTATTTTTGGTTTGGCAAGTCTGAGAGTGACAATCACGTATAAAAACGTTATAATACTAATCTTAAAAAAATTTTTAAAAAATGGAAAACGTTTCTAAATTAGAATCACTAGATACGAATACACTGAAGTTGATTCTTAAAAATGCACTGGAAGAAAAGCGTGAAAAAGCGCAAGGCGATTTCATGACTTTTGTCAAACAGGTTTGGCCTGAGTTTGTAGAAGGTAAGCATCATAAGATATATGCAGAGAAGCTAAATCGTATTGCGAGTGGTGAGCTTAAAAGACTTATTGTCAATATGCCACCAAGACATACAAAATCAGAATTTGCTTCACATTTATTTCCGGCGTTCTTCATGGGCCGCCATCCAAAAGCCAAGCTTATTCAAACAACTCACACAGGTGAATTAGCAATCAGATTTGGACGTAAGGCCAAGAACCTGATAGAATCAACAGAGTATGAAAAAGTTTTTCCAACGGTTACACTTGCTGCTGATTCCAAAGCTGCTGGACGTTGGGAATCAAATCATGGCGGCGAGTATTTTGCTGCTGGTGTTGGTGGTGCTATTACTGGTCGTGGTGCCGATTTACTTATTATTGATGATCCTCATTCAGAGCAAGATGCTCTTTCGCCCACGGTCCTAGAATCACATTACGAGTGGTATACTTCCGGTCCACGTCAGCGTTTACAACCTGGCGGCGCGATTGTGTTAGTAATGACAAGATGGTCGATTAAAGATCTCACTGGTAAGCTGCTCGAGGCCCAAGGCAAAGATGATATGTCTGACCAATGGGAAATAGTCGAATTTCCTGCAATTATAAATGATAAACCTATGTGGGGTAATTTTTGGTCTTTGAAAGGTTTAATGGGTGTTAAGGCATCTATTCCACTAACCAAGTGGCAAGCACAATGGATGCAGCAACCTACATCCGAGGAAGGTGCACTTATAAAACGTGAGTGGTGGAAAAAATGGGATAGTGACAAGATCCCAGAACTAGAGTATATTATACAGTCTTACGATACCGCATTTAGTAAAAAAGAAACAGCTGACTATTCAGCTATAACAACATGGGGTGTATTCCAGCCAGATGAGGGTGGAAGACCATGCATTATTCTTCTTGATGCAAAAAAAGGAAGATGGAATTTTCCTGAGTTAAAAGCTAAAGCACAAGAGGAATATAAATACTGGGAGCCAGAATTGGTACTCGTGGAAGCGAAGGCGAGCGGCCTTCCATTAACACACGAGCTCCAAAAGGCGGGGGTCCCTGTAATTAACTTTACACCGTCGAAAGGGAATGATAAACATTCAAGGGTAAATAGTGTCGCACCTATATTCGAATCAGGGGCAGTTTATGCTCCATTAGACAGGCGTTGGGCAGAAGAAGTTATCGAGGAGTGTGCAGCATTCCCTTTTGGGGACCACGACGATTATGTTGATAGTACAACACAAGCGTTAATGCGTTATCGACAAGGATACTATGTCGAGCTGCAAGACGATTTCAAGGATGAGCAGAGGCAAGAAGGCTTTAGGAGGGATTATTACTAATGGCAGAAGACGCTAACACTAGATATCAAAGAATGCTTGAAAGCAAACGTCACTTACGTGATTCGAGCAAAATTAAAGATTTTGAAGCTGAAGATACTGGAGATTATGAATACACTCCGGCTACAGAAATGGATTCTGAATTTATTCCAGATAATGAAGCTGGAATACCAGGAGAAGACTATAGTTTCATAGAAAATGTAGTTGCCACTGGATATAACATTCCTAAGACAGTTGCTGATTACGCACTACAAACTCTTCCTATGGCAGAAACAATAATAAATCCAATGGGTGAGTATAGTGGTATTTATGATTATTTTAAAACACTTGGATCAACTAATTTAGAAAATACAGATTTTGTAAAAATTGCAAAAAATCAAACTAACA